AACGAGACTGCCAAAATCTGAAGATCTAGCGGTCAGCGTGTAGTCCGTCGTTAAGACCATCCCATCGCTGATCACCTGGCTAGGAGTCTCCAGAATTCCATTTGCTGATACGGCACCAGCCACGCAGGTGACGCCAAAATCAGCAAGGAACATTCCTAGATCTTCAGTCAACGCCATGGCAATTAGCCGTACTTGGCAGAAGCCAGACCTTGGACGGAAAGAGCACCGGTGCCAGTACCACCAGCAACAGTCAGCGAGACTTTGACGAAACGCTTAATGTCGGTGACATTGACATACAGCTTCTGGCGAGAAGCAGTGTTGGCGGTTGTGGTCGTAAAAGCACCGCCGGTGACGTCGGTGTAGGTACCACCAGAAGTGTCAGAGCTGGTCAGCTTGACAGCAAAGGTGATGCTGGCGCCACCGGCAGCAGCGTCAAGAAGAACGACCATGTCGCCTTCGTAGCCTTGCAAATCAATGGCGCTACCAGTGGTGCTAGAAGCACCAACGGCAGTTGGGAACAGAGCGATTTGGGTTGTTTTAGTCCCAAGGTTAAGGACGGTCATTGTGGTTTCCTCCGTTTGGAAGGTGTGGGTGTGATCTTAATTGGCTCTTCAACCGGAGCCTGAATAACTTGTTCAGCCTTACCAATACCAATCAGAAGTCTGGCATCGTCAAGGGAAGCCTCAATGACTTCCCCGACGCGAACCACGCAACCGCCGGCCATTGTTTGCCTGAGGATGCGGATCTTCATGATCAGAGAGTGTTGTTACCGCGGCTGAACGACTCAGGATGACGGACGGCCACGTCAACGTCCTGCATTGCAACCACGCGAACGGTGCCGCTGGTGCTGTTGGTGTAGGGGTCCACCATAATGTCCAAGCCAGACCAGTAACCGATCAGCAGGTCTGCAAAGTTGCCGAACCAAAGATCGTTGGACTCAACTTGGTTGGACAGCACACCGCGATAGCCGTTGACTTCACCGTTCTCCATCAGGAAGATGCCGGAACCGGCGTCCTTCTTGGTGGTCTTCAAGTTGCCGCGCATTACAGCGTTCATCAGGTAAACCGGTGAACCCAACAGAGCGTTGTCAGCGGCCACGTCGGATTCCATTGCAACCACTTCCGCAAAAGTAGGAGCATCAGCAGCAAAATCTTCAGTGTTAATGCCGGTAGTGAACTTAAGGCCCAGAGGTTCACTGTTGGAACCAGTGCCATAAAGACCAGCCAAGTCGATCCGCAGGCCAAGGACGGTGGCAAGATCACGGCGAACCATGTTCTCGACATCAATGGACGACTGAAGCATCAGGCGACGGCTGTAATCAGTGAAAGCAGCAACCGTTTTAGGGGTCATGCTTACCTGATCCAGCGTCTGCTGGCTTTCCTGAGGAGCGCCGGATTCAGCAACCCAATAACTGGTCGCAGCGCCAGTCTGGCGAGGGATTGCAACGTTGCCAACCAAACCGGTCAGCACGGTGGCGCCAGCCTGGTCAAGGGCGGAGGCGTTGCGAAGCAGATCAATAAAAGAAGCAGAATCAAGTTCGGTCGCAACAAGGTTGCCACCAGCACTTGCAACGCCAACTGTCAGGTCGCGGCGAAGCACTTCCTGGGGAATGGTGATGCCACGGCTCTGACGGCCAAGTTTGGCAGCAGCAGCTTCAGAAGCTTCAATTTCAAAGCCAGCAGCTTCACGCGCAGAGCGATCAGCAGGATTGGCCAGATAGTTGATGGCGCGAAGGAAAGAGAAAGACCGGGTCTCCTCTTTGGAAAGGCCGATGTCGGCAACTGTGGTGTCCACAGGTTGGGCGGAAGTGCTCATTTTTTCAAGAAGTGCAGTGCGCAGCTCATCAAGACCACGGGAATTCGCAATGAACTCCTGGGCCATGTCGCTGTTGTTGGTGCGATTGCCTAGGGCAATCATTTCGGAAAGCTCCTTTGCCTTGGCCTGTGCGGCCTCAGCGCGGATCGCCTCCATGTCGAAGGTGGGTTCCACGGGTGTTAACTCCGAGAGGGGTGAATTGGTCACGGCTGAGGCCGTAGTTGAACTCTCACTAATAGTAAGAGTTCGACCTATGCCTACTGATTGATCAGCAGGCACGGTCACCAGCGAAATTTCAAACGGTTGGTATGACGTAGCGCGGTACGTGATTGGGTCAGTGCTGTTATCTGTTTCCATCAAGTTAATCCTGTACCCAAAGCTGACATTGCGAAGAATGCCGTCTTTGATCAATTCCTGCATTTCACGACCAAGGTCGTTGTTGGCCATCTTGACCTTGGCATAGCCGCGCTTGTTCTTGATGTAGGCACGCTCGACAACGCCGACAATCTTGTCAGGATCATGCTGGAACAACAAAGGGGCGCCATCGTTCAGGCGGCTGAGGTCCATGGCGCTTTCATCCATGCTCAGCACTTCCATGCCGAAATAACGCTCAACCGGCGCCTCAGAGGCAAAAGGAAACTCAATGGTGCGCTCTTCGGCAGCAGCACGAAAATCAGTTACCAGCGCACGCTGGAACGATTCGCCTTCAATTTTGCGCACTTCTTCCTCTTGAGTCACTTCCTCTTCAATATTTACAATTACTTCTTCAGTAATTGCAACATCTTGAACGGCTTGTTGCTCTTCCATTGCGCGTTTTGCAAGCTGGCGAAAATACCTGCTCATGAGTCTAGTTCCTCGACTTCATCTTCTTCTAGATTATCGGGTTCGGCGGTGTCTTCTGCTTCTTGAGGTTGTTGTTGGCCAGATCCACTGACCTGACTGGGATCACTGTCAAGCACAATCCCAAGTTCATCGGCCAATGCCAATTCGTGCGCCCGCTGACGCATTTGCTCCTCAAAATCACCACCATGTAGGGCGATGACTTGGGAAAGAGTCATGATGCCGTTGCGGATCAGTGACTTGTAAGCATCAGCTTCCTTCTGTGGGTCCACGAATTGAGCGGCAGGTGGAATCCACTTCGACTCCTCATAGCGTTCAGGGTCAATCTCATACCCCGGCAAGTTCAAAACGCCTGCCATGACAGCCATTTCCAGCCAACGCTCATAGACGCGCTCACACAATGCTTCAATTAAATACTGCTGCAAAGTTTTGTAATGGGTTCTGGTTTCCAGCAGCTCAAGCCGTGAAGAGCTGTAGTTGCTTTTGCTGAAATCAGAACTGACTTGGGTATAGGAGCAGCCGACACCCGAAGCAACGGCACGGAGCATCTGTGCCACAAAAGGCGTAAACGCATCATCTGGACGGTTGGGCGAGAAGAATTGCATCTCCTCGCCAGGTGCCAAGCGACGGATTGAACCAGGCGAGAAATCAAGAACCGAATCATCTTGGAACTTGCCGTCCTCAAACAGCTCCTGATCTGGCGTGCGCACAAACGCCATCATTGCTGATGATGCCCGTGCAGCCACAATCTCAGCTTCTTCGTAACCACTCAAGTTGCGGAGACGCATGATTGCGGAAGCAAATCCTGTGACGCCACGAGTCTGACCGGGACGCTCAATGGAATACAGGTGGATGACATCCTTGGCAGGAATACGCTGGCGCCTCTTGACTACAGCCGCAGTGCCAATGAATTGGTAATCACCAGGGTGAGTGCGCAGAAAGTGATAAGCAACTGGACGGCCCCACTCGTTAATTTCAACGCCCATGCGGACGCGATTGCCATTGGCCTCAACGCCCGTGTAATCGTCATCAAGCAAATCAGCCTCAAGCACTTCAAGACCAAGCGGAACCTTGCTGTCGCCAAAGGTTTGGTTAACAAGACGAATAAAAACTTCGCCTGATTCAATCATTGATGTTATGGATAGCCGTTGTATATCCTGCCAGCTCAGTTGACCAGCAACGTGGCAAGTATCAGCACACGTCCATTCATCCCATTGCTTTTCAATCAATTGATTGATCCGATCATCAAGCTTGCCGCCACGCTGAAATTGCACCTGCGCCTGGTGCTTAATCCCAGTGCCAACCACGTTGTTGCGAACAGCTCTCAACGCCGCCTTGGCAAAGTCAGAATCACGAACCAACTGGCGAGCACGATTTCGAAGCAGCCTGAGGCTATTTTTGATTTCACTGTCGGCACTTGTGCCAAGACTGATCCAATCAGATGTGAGTCGATTGCTTGCAACGGCTGCATATGCACGCTTGAGATTTGCGTTGCGTTCTTGCGCCTTGCGTAGATCTTTTTGGATGCTGGAAACGCGACCGAAACCAAAGAAAGCCATTAGGTGAACCTCACGCGAGCGACGCCAGGGTTGCCAAGTCCCTGTCTAATCTTTTCAGCTCTTCGCTCCCTGTCAACTTCAGCCTTGAGCACATCGCGCAATTGCAACAACTCAGGCATCTTGTAACGCTTGAGACTGCGGTTGCCGATCGTGTACTCCTGCACCGCACCGCCCTGCGCCAAGGTGCGAATAGCGGCTTCCACAAAGCCAAGATCGATTTCAGCGCGGGAACGGTCATCAAACGCGCCCGGCGTGCCGGTGTAAGCGGCGCTGGCCTTGACGGTGAATTGGCCACGGCCTGCGGTGTATTGCAGTGATCCGGAAGACGCAACAGCCTGCCAGGTCCAGGTGTCAGCGTTAAAGCCAAGCGTTGTAGACGCTGGAACCGTAACCCGCCAGCCGGTGCTTTGAGCAGTGCCAACAATCGTGGCGCCTTCGGTCGAGGTATTGGTTCTCGCGTACCAAGTCAGCGTGTAGGTGCCGCTCTGAATGCTGGTGCCAATTGAATCCGTAAACTCGGGCACGTCAAAAACAACCGTGTCCCCGGCGTAAATCAATTCTGGAACAAGGATGGTCACCAGTTTGTTACGAATGATGAAGGGGTGCGGGCCCTGCGTTGCCGTTGTGGCCGATAGGGAGATTCTATCGGTGCTGGCTCTGTTTTTTTAGCCTTGACAGGCTCTGCATCAAGTTTACGCGCAAACTGTTCAAAAATTGTGGTCCGGTTAAATCTCATGTACAAATAATTCAACGCCGCAAACGAATACACAAAACAATCCAGCGCTTCGTTGCGATCGCCTGCCTTCTTCTTCCATTCGCGAATGGCAAATCCCTTGACGTACCGCACCACCTGCCGTTCAGCCGTCAATTGCTTGAAATATTCCAGACCAGCCTCGGCATGAAAGTGGATATAACCGGGCCCCGGCTCGTTGTGCTTCATCCGCCCAAACAGCGTTGTTTTGATCGTGTCGCTACCGACCGGAAATACCTCCGCTGAATTCTTAAGCACTTTTCCTTTGTAGTTAATATCCACCTTGGAAGGCTTCCCAATCGGCGGTTTGTTACGGACCGACTGCCCCTTCAAAGCAAACACACCATCACCGCGACGGCTGCGGGCGTAAGCGTAAACCTCTGAGGTGAAGTGACCTCCAGAGTCAATGCCAACAGCCGAAATGCGGGTAGACCCACCACCTTCCCTTGGATAGTCCCTTAGTACGAGGTCATCAACTTGTTCCCACAACTTGCCACTTGCTGGATCGCCGTAAACCTCCCCGTGGCTAATCAGCCAGCACTCCTCACCAACGCCCCATGCGTAAATGCCAACGGCCACGCGGTTGTCCTGCACGTCAACGCCAGCCGTGACGATCGACGCATTCCGGGGAATTTCACTAGCGGGATAGAACTCAGCACGTTCGGCCAACCCCTCGGCACCAAGCCTTGCCCCAACTTCTTCCTCCCACGTTTCGCCAAGCACAGTGTTGACAAACGTCTTGAGCAGCGGAGCATCGTTCTTGCTGCGCAAAAACTCAATGACAATCTCCTCCCAGCTCTTCCAGCCAAGTGGGGAATACAGCGAGGACAGATGAAACCCAACGGTACGCGGGTCTTCACTCGTTGAAGTTGCCCGCCATTCACCCTTGCGCAGCATCTCCGACTTGAAATGTTCGGGGATGTGGGCGCCACAGCTCTCGCACACGTAAGCAGTGGTTTTTGGGTCACCATCGCGCCATTGCAAATTTTTCCACTGCAACCACTGCTTGTGCTCACAATGTGGGCACGGCACAAAGAAGCGGCGCTGGTCGCTAGCCAAATACTCAGTCTCAATCCGAGACATGTCTTTGACAGTTGGCGTTGAAGTCAGGATGATCTTTCGCCGACTGAAAGTGGATGCACGACGTTCAGCCAATGCACAAGGGTCTCCCTCACCTTCAACATCAGATGGGAAAGCATCCACCTCATCCAGCAATACCCACCGGCAAGGAGCAGAGCGAAGACCAGTAGCACTGTTTGCACCAGTAAGAAGCAAGATCCCCCCTGGGAACTCCTTGCTAAACATTGTGTTCCCACTATCCCGGCTCCTGGCTGGGGCGATCTTATCCGCAAGGCACGGCGTTTCATGAATTAATGAGTCCAACCGCTGCTTGCTGAGACGTTTGGCCATCTCAATTGTGGGTTGCACAAATAATGCCGGGCCAGGCGCGTGGGCAATCATGTATCCCACCACGTTGTTGATTGCTTCGGTCTTGCCCAACTGCGCACCAGCCATGAACACCACCTTCTGTGTGGTGTTGTTGGCGGACATGCAATCCATGATTTCCCGCAAATAAGGCGTGCGATCAGTACGCCACGGCCCAGGCTCTGCTGATGCCTTGTTGGACAGCATCCTGTACAAGTCCGACCATTCGCTCACGGTCAGGTCGGGGTCAGGCTTCAAGCCATTCAAAAACGCTTTCTTGTAAATCAGTGCTCCATCACGCATCGGTCAACCTCTCCAATGCCTTGCGAATCTCTTCACTTAGATTCTTGTGGATGATCACCGGGTCACTTTCGGCGGCCAGTTGGTTGGATACCCGATCTGGAATGGTGTTCAACGCATCACGGACGCTGCGAGCCACCGTAAACGCTTCGCGCTCCACACGGCTGGCTTCCACCAACTGCTCCTCCTTTGTCTCAAGTTCAAGCCGTGCCAGCTCGGCGCGAAAATGCTCGGATTTGGCTTTGCTTTCGTTGAACGTCGGGATGTCAAGCGCTGAACTGGCTACTCGGTCTGGTGAGGTGGAAATACTGGGATTGGCCTCGTTGTAGGCATCCACAGCCTTTTCCTGGTCCCACAAGATGCGATTGCGTTGAACCTTGAAACATCCCGCAAAACGGCCTTCAGTCTTGAGTTGTGAGATCCTCCCGACAGTGATACCAAGCACTTCGGAAAGATCTTTGGTCGAGATAGGCTCCATTAAGGCAATTTAGCCTGTTTTTACGGCAAATAGTGCCAAATGGTGTTTTTGTGGCATATAATGGTCAGCTTTGGATTTTTCGTCTTAAATGAGTCTCAATTGCGTCTCTTGTTGAGACTCGTATGCGCCTGACGCTAGCGGAGAAGGGGGGTTCGAAAT